CATTTTTAATGCTCCTTTTAAATACATACATAGTATAGTGATTATATTTACCAAAAGCAAGGAAAATCGTATAATAATTTTTTTAATCATCTTTACCATCTTTACATTTTGGACACACCCGATGATGCTGGTACTTTGGAAACCAGCTTGGTAAATAATCCAATTCATTTTTGTGCGTTGGTGAATATACAATTTGGAACACCCTTTTACATTTTTTACAGTAATAGAGTGTATGCGTTTTGTATGTCCCATTTTTTTTATCTCGTTCTCGTCTGTTTTTTGAGTTTTTCTTTTTTGTGTCGTGAAAATTTTCATTATATCTATAAAAATATTCTTTAATCATTTACATATACTCATTTATGAATTCTTCCAATTCTGTTTTGTTTATACCCTTAAGAAAGTATCTAATAATAACATCTCTACTCCCATCACGAAATTCCGTAAACTCTACTTCATCCATGTTTGCAAAGCTGATAGAGTTTGGAATATAGGTTATCTTTCCACCAAGTGTTCTATGTTCTGTTTTATGTCCTGTTTGAAATTTCAACTCGTCTAATATAGCTTCTACTGTTGGATACTGTTTTTCTATATCTTCTGGTAAGTTGTAGAGTACAGCTCTTAACATAGCCATAAATCTGTTGTGTATTCTCGGACAGCGTATTTTTGTAACTTTAATTTCGTAATTTACATTTTCTTTTAATCGTTCTATCTTTTCCATATCGCTTTTAGCAAATGGTGTTAATGATGATCCCTGTCTTTGTATTGTAATCATTATTTATCCAAATATTTTATTAAAAAATTTAAACCGTCTTTCCATATATTACAATATTTCTTTTCAAATGATTCAGAACCTATAGTGTGTAATTCGGTGTGATGCTCACGGCAGAGCGGTAGAAGTTTCCAGTGCTCCAGTAGAGGCTTCTTCCTATCACGCCCCATACCTAAAGGGGTAAGGTGATGAGGATCGGATTTTCTACCGCAAACAGCACAACCAAATTCTTGTTTTCTAAACCAATTAAGATAATCCAAACTGTTCAGAATGGTAAGTCATCGTCTATTGGTTCAAGTTCTTCTACTTTTTCTACCAATTCATCAGCATCATCTTTTTTAAAGTATCTTTGTAAAACAATATCTAATTCATCTGCTCTTGTAGATGTCTCTGGCGTTGTCTTGATTGTCTTAAATGTGGGTACATAATAAGTTATACTTCCGTTTTGTGTTTTCTCAGATTTAGATATTTGTATAGCATTAGCGTAGATATTACCGACATATTGAGTATATTCAATAAATGGTGATAGCGAAGCTCCGTGAAATTGGAAATTAACAATCTCAAAATCATCGTCTTTTTTCATCATAGCATATACTGAGTTAGTAAACTTCCCACCTATTTCTTTGATTTGTGTTTTAATGTCTTGATAAAATCCACTTGCTAATTCGCCACCACCATTTAATTTAACCACTAACCTTTCGTTGGCGAGGTTATGAACTTCATTACTGTAAATACCTTTCTTTTCTGCTTGGTGGTATCCAGTAATCTTAGATAGAACGTCTAATGGTAAAAATGTAATTGGATATTCTAATTCTACTTTTTCTTTTAAATTCTTATCCCAATAATAAAATTTACCTGATGTGCCAGACAAACTTATAAATTTGTTTGCTGGATTTGATGTTGTTTTTGTGTCTTGTGTTCTACTCATTTTACACCTCAAATATTGTTTCTAATTCTGTTCTCATATTTTCAATTAATTGTCTAACTTCTGTCGGTGTTCTAAAATTTCCGATTAATGTATCTCGTTGAAAAAAATTTGTCAAACTAAAACCCAATTTTTTTTCAACACGATCATAACAGATAGAATATTTATTCTCATTTGTGTTGTCCCAATCAGGTTTAAAAATACCAAAAGTATCTTTGATATAATCGTGGACTTTTGTAAGTGCCTCTAATTTGTTAAGATATGTCTGAGCCTCGTTTCCAGTTCTAAAAAAGTTATTCAACAAAATCAGTGTTTTATCATAACGACTATTAGAATAATTAAGTGTTCTAACCCAGCCATCTTCATTAATATACCAATAAATCTCTCCCACTTTTATTTCTTCATTTGATTTTTTTTTGTGTAATTCTTCCAAAAATTTCTTTGCCGTTTCATCAGAAATTGAATCTAATAATTCCTCTTTTATTTCTTCATTTGATTTTTTTTTGTGTAATTCTTCCAAAAATTTCTTTGCCGTTTCATCAGAAATTGAATCTAATAATTCCTCTTTTATTTCTTTATTTGATTTTTCTTTGTGTAATTCTCCCAAAAGTTTGTTTGCTGTTTCATCAGAAATTAAATAAAATAATCTCTTTTTTGCGTTGTTCATAATTCTCCTTATTTTAAATTCATTTTTAAATATCCACCATTAGATATTTGTTCTGCTCATTTTATCTCCTTCTTTAATGATATTGGATATTCTAACACCTTAGGCTTGTCATTTTTGTGTGTTTCTTGATAAATAGCTTGTGTGTTTTTAAATATCTCAATATTATGTGGTATATTTTTTACTTCTTTTATTCTGTATCCTTTTTTGTTTGGTTTCTTTCGTGGTATCCATACAAGATATGCTTTTGGATAGTAATCTAAGTTGTATTGCTCTTTAACCATATACGAATATACTGATTGTTGAATAATTGCTGTATCGTGAATGTAGTTTCCTGATTTCCAATCGTAGATAATTAGTTTATCATCTTCCTTAGAAAGTAAATCAATTGTCCCTGCTACATCTAATGAGGGCGAATACATTTTTTTTTCTACATCTGTTTCATTATAATTAAAGTTGGTTGTTTTCCACCATTTATACCATAACATAAACCGTTCCCATACTTCCATATTGTAATCATCCCAAAAGACTTCGTTGTGTAATAAGAACTGTTCAATAGTATCGTGAAAAGCAGAGCCAAATTCTTTTGCTTGGTCAACTATTATTTTACTATTTAATCCTACAGTTTTCAACCACTGATCATATCCGTATCCTTTAGGATATGCCTGTAGAACCGTAGTAACACTCTTAGCATATTTGTCTAACTTTTTAAAATAATACCACCTATCATCAAAAATGGTGATTATTTGTTTATTAGCATCTACCTCAAAGTGTTTGGTGTATTTTTGTTCTTTTGCTTTCATCTTGTTCCCCTTTCAGGTATTAATTTACCTATTTCTCTTCTTTTACCTTTTTTACTCTCGCCTGTTCCCACCACATCTTTTAAGCGGTTAAACAGAGTGTTCATTAGTTGAGTTTTATCTCTAACGCTTTCTTCATTTAAGTCCACTTTAGCTAATGAGTTTATTAAATCCACTATTAGATTAGTCATTTTTAATTGGACAAATTCACCCAACTCTTTATTGACTATTTTAACACCCTCTATTATCTTTGCTCTATTAATCCACCATTTACGTAATTCAGCTTCTGAAACATCCAACATTTGAGAAACCTTTTTATACTCTGGAATAAGATTATCCTCATCACTTATACGTGCATTCATTTCCATTATCTTAATAGCGATAAATTGGTTTTCTATGTTTCCACTATCTTGTTGAAAGTTTTTAAGTATATTAATTGAGAACTCTTCATCTTTAGCAGGATTGGTTATTTTGTTCTCTGGAATACTTATAGGGCGACCAGGCGGTTTTCTAATAAATTCTTTTTCTTTCATACTTTAAATTCTATTTGTTTAGCTAATCTTTCTAAATAATCAAATACTGCTCTTGAATTGCCGTGTCTATTTACAATCTGATTTACAGTTTGTAAAGTAACACCTAAATTGTCTGCAACTTCCTGTTGCGTTGTCTCAGCACTATCAAGTAAAAACTTCAATACTGCCTTATCTCTCCTATCATCACCCGACAATAACCAAGATTTTTTCCTAAAGTTTCCAAATTCTTTCATAATTTCTCCTATTTTATGTTATGTTTCTCTTTCAATGTTACTATAACATACGAATAATTTATTAAAAAAGCAAGCTTTTTCTCATTTTTTTATTGACTTATAGCTGAAATTGTAGTATTCTATAATAATAGTGGAGGTGGATTATTTTACAACCGTATCCAGGCAAACAAACAGAGGCAGGAATAAGTATAGCAGACAATCTTTTATTCGGTGGGAATAGAGGACCAGGCAAATCATTTACAGTTGCTTGGGCTGCAGCATACAAAACGAGAAAGTGGCATTACGAAGTAAGCGGGAAAGTCGCAACAAAAAAACAATATGATAAAGCTCAGCCTAAAAATAGGCAAGCTATTGTAGATAAAGTAAGTATTGATTATCCAGAGTATATTGGATTATTAATGCGTAGAACATACCCTCAGTTGTTAAGGAATTTAAAACCAGATTGTGATAGATTATATAGTGCAGAAGGAGCAGTATGGAAAGAGAAGAAAAAATATTATGAATTTCCAAGTGGAGCAAAGATATTTTTAGTGCATTGTATTAGCGAAAGATCATTAAACGATTATATTGGTGGTAACTATCATTTTATTGGAATAGATGAGAGTAATCAATTTCCTGAAATGTGGGTAACAAAGCTAAGAGGTTCATTAAGAACAAAAAATAAAGAGATAAAACCACAATTATTTATGGCAACAAATCCAGGAAATATAGGACACGCTTGGCACAAAGAACAGTTTGTAGATAGATGTAAACCAATACCAGCAGGAAAAGTATATAATAAAGAATTTGATATTGTATATACAGAATATAGAAGTAATAAACCTTATATTGATGAAGAGGGAAATAGTTTTCAGTATATTCCAGCATCGGTATTTGACAATCCAGAAATCATTCATAACGATAAAAAATATGTATTAAAATTAAAAGCTTTACCAGAGACATTAAGACGTATGTGGCTTGAAGGCGATTGGAATGCAGTAGCAGGTATGTTTTTTGAAAATTGGAATATATTACATCACATTATTGATGAAAAAGATTTTGTTTATGGTAAGGACTTCTCAAAAGATACACACGAACTTTATAGAGCTTATGATTATGGTTTAAAAGAACCTTTTGTATGTTTATTTATAGCAAAAGATAGCAAAGGGAGGTCGGTAGTTTTTGATGAAATAATCAGAACAGAATTAGTTGCATCAGCACAAGCAAAGTTAGTTAACAAGGTAGCAAAAGAGAAGTATGGGTTAGAGCCATCGGATTTTACAGATGAGATTGCAGATCCTGCTTATTGGACAAGACATACAGAAAAAGATGGTGAACCTTACAGTTATGCAGGTTTTTATTCTGATAACGGAATTCATATGACAAGAGCAATTAACGATAGACGAAGTGGTGCTGCTGTTGTATATGCTGCATTAGAAAATGAAATTGATGGAATAAGAATGTTACGATTTCGTAGTAATTGTGAAGAGACAACAGAATCTTTTCCATTATTAGCATCAGAGGATAACGATGCAGAATTAGTAGAAACACATGGGAACGATCACGCATTTGATGCCGTTAGATATTACAGTATAACAGTTACACCAATACCAGGTGCATTTGAAATCAAACCTAAAAGAGATTGGAGAGAGGAATGGGCTAATGAAGAAACTTACGAAGATGGAAATATGTGGGGGGCTTTATGAGAGGCGATAAGATAAGGACAATATATAATTACGCAGTTGATGCGTATGCAGATGCAATAGAATATAGTCAACGAGCTGTAAACTTTGTTAATAATGAACAATGGAGTTCAAGAGAAAAAACGTTAGCAAGAAAGCACAACAAACCTCTTTTAACATATAACATATTAGCAAATATTATATCAATTATAACTGGAAATGAGCAGTTAAATCGAAGACGAGCAAAAGTAAAAGCTGGAGCTTCTGACAAGGTGAGTTATGAGATGGCTGCAATTATACAAGGTCGGTGGAATTTACTTAATGACGAGCAGAACATAGAAGAAAAATTACAAACAGTATTTCAGGATGGATTGATTAGTCGTAAAGGCGGTTGGTTAGAAAGACGTATAGAGCTAAATGATGATGGTTATCTTGATTATAATTATCAAGTTGCAAATAATATGCGTATATATCCTGATCCAGAATGGCGAGTTGCAGATACAGAAATGAAACATTGCCGATGGATAATTAAAGAATCTTATGAAACATTAGATTATATAAAAGATTATTATGGTGTGAATATATCCGAAGATGATAGAAATTGGTGGACTAATCTTAACGATGCTATTAAGAGATTTAAAGATAGAGATTATACAGCCAGTTCTGGAGTAACTTTTGATAAACAAAACGATAGGTATCAATTAATAGAATTAGAAGAACGAACTGTAGAAAAAGTTTATATTTGTACTGACGGAAATGCAGTAATGGACATATTGCCAGAAGATTTTAAAAAGTTTAAGGAAAAGCATCCAGATTTACAAGTGCTTCAAAAAAGAGAAAAAGACAGGATTCACATTACAACAATAGTTCCCGCATTTAGGAATTTAGAAATATATGATAAAGACAGTTATTTACGCACACCAAATTTTAGTGTATTTCCATTCTTTTCATACAAATACAATATGCAAGCAACGGAAGTAGCCTCGTTAGTTGATATACTTATTGACATTCAAAAAGACGTTAATAAAGGCAAAAGCCAAATGCGAGATTATGCAACGCAAAATTTAAGTGGAGTTACTTATACAGATAAACGTGAAGCTCAAGCAAATCAAATATTAAAGAAAAGAGGGAATGAACCAGGTCTTGTTGTAGAGCTTAATAATTTAGACAAGCATTTACCCAGAACAACACCTCCACAACAAATGTCACCAGATGTAATGACCAACCCACAAGACAGTCTAATGTATGCAGATAGAATATCAACAATAAACGCAGCAATGCGTGGGCAAAGTGAACGAAGTGGTGAGAGTGGTAAATTATTCGATAGTAAAGTAGAACGATCTTCAGCTGCAATTAACCCATTTTTAAAAGGATTAAGTGCAACACGTAAATGTGTATTTAAAGATTATGTAGATAATTTCCCATTAGTATATTCAGAAGCTAACCGAATGACAAGACTTAGCGGAGCAGATAATCAAGATGTAGTATTGAATCTAACTTATGGAAATGAAGTTTTAAACAGTGTAGATAATTTATCCCTGTATGTTGAACTTGATGAAGGTGAAGACAACATAACAGCTAAAGAAGAAAACTTTGAGAAACAATTAGCATTAACAAATTTAATAACTTCAATTGATCCTGCTTATGTAGATGTACGGTTCTTAGTTGAGAGTGCACCAATACAACAAAAGGAAAAATGGATAGAATATATTGATAACGTAAGAGAAGCACAACAACAAGCACAATCAAAAGAAGATAAGAATACAGATCAACAAACAGATATAGAAAAAACCAATAAATTATTGGAGAATAGGAAAATAGAAAAAGAAATAAACAAGCCTGATGAGCAGGCGGGGAGTAAACAAAATGGAAAAAAATGAAGAAACCGTAGAAGACGAAGGAAGAATCGTTGAAGAAAACGGTGAAATAATGGTTAGGGAAGAAGAAAAATCAGCAGAAGAACCCGAATTAGACCCGAAAGGACAATCTGAGGAAGATAATTTAGAAACTGAGGAAACGGAAGAACCTAACAACAGTCCTGGTGAAGAGTCGGACAATTCTGAAGCAAAAGCTAAAGAACCTGCAGAGTCAGAGGGCGAGCCTACTAAGTTTAAAGGTAAATCTCGGGATGATTTAGTTGCTATGGTAGAATCGGGCACACAATCAATTTCAAAGTTAAGCGATGAAAATAAAAACTATCGCAGTAAATTGAAAGATATAGATGTTGACCCGCAGGAAGTGAAAAAGAAATTGTCAGCAGATGATTTTCGTGGTCAGTTTCAAAAGGAAAAGAATAAGTTAAATTATTTAGACCCTGATATTGAGACTGCAGATTACGAAAAACAGCAGACAATTGTAAATCAATTAGAATCCGATTGGCTTGAAAAAAGACAAGACGAAATACTGGATAGAAAGTTGAACGACAACGAAAACACAGTATTTATAGAGAAACAGAAGAAAAAGTTTCAAGACGATGGAATAGAAGTTGAAAACTTTAATGAACTTACTGACCAAGCAAAAGAGTATGCGGTAAATGGTAGATTAAATGAAGGAAGTTATCAAAAAGCACTAATTGACAAATACGGATTTGAAAAAGTTTCAAGTTTTTATAATATAAAAGCTGAAAGCAAAGTCCGTAGCGACATTAAGAAAGCCACCACTAATCAAGACAAACGAATAAATGTCAATGAGAGTGGTAGAGGTGTTCGTAGTAAATTATTAAACATTGATAAAATGTCCCCAAGAGATCGAGCTAATTTATTAGAATCATTAAATCTTGCCGAATTACAAAAACTTGTAGATTTAAGAGAGGAAAAAGGAATAATGTAATAAGGAGGAAAATAAAATGGGAACATCAGTAACACAATTATCATACAGTGGAATTACTCCAGGAAACGAGAATGATTATCTAAGTAATATAGCGATTCTTGCAGAGCAAATACAGAAAGAAGCATGGTATGATACACATTGGGCTGCGTTAGCAGGATTTACAAATGTGGCAAGAGCAGATAAAGATTTGTACTCACCGTACAGTTATAAAATATCTGGGAAACCAATTGAAATTCTAAAAAACTTTAGTCCACAAGGTGGTTCAGACCACATTTTGATGCCTTTTGGCAGGCGACCAACAATCAATCCTGTCTTTGGTAACGAAATAGTAAAAGGAACAGGAAACGAAGCAAGTAAATATTGGTTAAGAGCATTTGTAAATGTAGTTAGAGGTGCAGTAAAACCTAAATCAGGTTTACTCTCTGAATACAGAACAAATCCATTAGGATTTATGAAAGATGCAAAACCAGATTTAGTTGAATTTTGGGCACAGTATTATAATCAGGACATTTATAGAGCATTCTATGAAGGTATTGGTTTAAACTTATCAACAGGAATTTATGATACAGCAGCTGACGATGACTATGAACGGGGATTAGGTATTAAAAAACGTTACCATCCAAATTGGGTTTCTTATAATGCTGGTGGAACAGCAATTGTTGATGTTGGGACAGAAGATGAATGTAAAACAGCGACAGAATTAGATACTGCTGTAGGTACAACTCCAGCTGTTATGGACGCAAAAGCACTTAAGCTATTAGCAACTAAGTTGAAATACAAGAAGATACCAAAGATTATAACAATTGGTGGTAAAAAGTATTGGAAAATCATAATGCACACTAAACAACTGGAAGATTTGGAAAATGATTCCACATATCAAAATGCAGTTAATACTGCATATACGGGCACAAAAGGAGATCATCCAGAGCTTAATGGTTTAATATCCACATATCGTGGATTTGCAATCTATGAAGATTTGGTTGGAATTAGAAGTTGGGAGGACACTAACGGTCATTTATTTGGTAGTGGAGCAGCTGATACTTTTCAAACATCACTTATACCAGTAGGCGTAAGTGAAGACAATTATAATGCAATTGTTGTAGGTAATAGTGCTATTGGATTGGCACGACCACGTGGAATTTCATTCACTCAAGAAGTAGATGATCACGAAGCAATTGTAGAACTTGCAACAACTTCAATTTTTGGAGCAAACAGAGTTGATATTTGCACAGCTACACTTGTAGATACTGTATTTGCAAGAGGAGAAACATCAGCAGATGTAGTAGACGCAACGGCAATGGAAAACACCAGTTCATTAGTGTTTATGACAGGATAACATAATTGAATAGAAGTGCCACGATTTTCTTTTAAATACTCTCCATATTTTGTTAATCGTGGTACTTTTTAGAAGGAGAAAAAATGAAAAAAATATTACTAATCGCATCTCTGATTTTTATGGTAATTGGAATATGTGGAAAAAATTTACACGAATGGACTGAACAGGAAGTACTTAATTTGGTATTAGTAGATTCATCTACTACAAATCTACATTATTATTCAGAACAAGAAGTATTGAATTTGGTTTATTCAAAAACCGATAGCACCTTGCGTGTGAGATTTGATGGCGATAGTTTAAAGATGTTAAAAGTGGATACATTGGTGGTAGATAGTGCTTATATAAGATTATTAGAAGCAAATACTGTTACAATTGATACTGCTTATATAAGATTATTAGAAACTGGTTCAGTTACAAGTAATGGAAATGTAGAAGGATTAACTTATGGAAGTGATGGTAGTGTTACAAACGCAGAATTGTTATATATTAATACACTTTCAAGAAATGCACAAGACCAGATTACAGAGAATGTAGATAGTTTAGCAGATCATCGAACAGACATAAATACAAATTCAACTAATATTACTGTTAATGTAGATAGTTTAGCAGTCCAAAGATCAGCTATTGATTTGAACACAGTAAAAGAAACTAATGTGGTTACAAATTTATCTGAGGGCACATCGACAGAGACTACGGTAGATGTTAATTCAAGTGATGGAACGAATGCTACTTTAGTTTCTGCTTCAACTTCACGAGCTGGTTTGTTAACTAAGGCTAAATTTGATGAGATTGTAGCCAATACTGAGAAGGTTACTGATGCTGATCATAATGTATCGACGACTTTGGAAGCGGGAACAGTAAATTCAACATCATACGCAATTACTTCTGATGGTGGAGTGGATGATATTGTTTTGCCCGAAGCTACAACAGATAATGCTGGATTACTAGGAGCAGATAAATGGGATGAAATAGTAGTGAATAATGGTAAAAATACTAACGTTTCTACCAATTTATCAGAGGGTACATCGACAGAGACTACGGTAGATGTTAATTCAAGTGATGGAACGAATGCTACTTTAGTTTCTGCTTCAACTTCACGAGCTGGTTTGTTAACTAAGGCTAAATTTGATGAGATTGACGCAAATTCAACTAAGATTACTGAATCAACAACAGTAACTTCTCCGCTTTTAAAATCAACTTATGATATTTCAATTGTTGCAGATGGAATAACCGATACGCAATTGGAATATAATACAGGACAGCATTTAACAACAACCTCAGATGTAGAATTTAATTCTGTTACAATGGATGGAATGAGTCTTGCTACAGTTCAGGATGT